AAAAAGAATAAAGCTCAATAATAATCGTTTTTAAATTAAATTCAATAATTAAGAGTCAGTTTGTACAGTTGTTACTTCTGCCTTAGTTTCTAACATTTGTAACTCTTTAATTCGTTCTTCACAAGAAAAAGCTTTCATTTTCAAAGCATCACGACCAACAACTAATTCTTTGATCTTTTCTTGAATTTTGTTATGTTCATCAACTGCAACTTGCATTTCAAGTTTTAGTTGATCAATTCTTTTTTGGTTATTTGACATAGTATTAAGAGGATTTTTGTGCAATTAGATATGCCTTATAAGCAGCTTTAATGTCAGTAGTCCATACTGCATTGCATATATTTTTTACCTTATCAGGTATTGCGGTTACTCCATCTGGTTCTTTATCTAGTGGATTGTCAACTAAATTATCAGAATCATCAAGAGTACCTACATCAAGTGTGTATCTTTGAAAACTTGAAGCAATTTCTACATCATCTTTTTTTACAATGTTTTTTTTCCGTACTTGAACTACTGCATATTCACCAACCACTTCTATTTTGTCGTATTCGATTGATTCAGTTAATGCCATTAGGATTAATCTCCAATTAAAACAGGTTTAGGCTTAGTTTTTAGACTTAGCTCGGTCTATTATGCTGTATGATAAAAAATTTGAACTCTGATAACCATCCCACTATTTCCTCCAAGTTCATTAGCCCTGTTACCCATATCTTGCTGTACGCCCAAGTTTATTGAATCAGTACCATAGTTACCTGCCATATATATTGAACTGTCATCAGAAGTATTTTCTATTCTAATATTGCACCCTGCATATCTTGTAGCACCTGTACCTACCTTTCCTGTATCTGAATCAAAAGGTAAACCACCTAAAAACACGTTGTCATTAACAGGGCTACCAGAGACAGTGAAATTAATTGCACCGATAACCATAACCAATCTTCCAATTTTTGTATATTTTCCAGCAGCACTGTTTGTTGAGATTGTAAGTCCAGTTGAGTTTTGATAACCAATAGTGGGAGTCCAAGTCCCTTCCTCATAGGCGTCAAGTATTTCACTTGTCATTCCAGTAGCACCAGTATTAGCACTAAAGTCAATACCATGACCAGCAGTACCTATAACTAAATCCCCATCATGTATAGTCATATCACCTGTTGTATCAACTGAAACTCTATTTGTTGCAGAACCACCTGACCCTGTTCCAAATCTTATATTACCTCCGTTAACGGCAGCTATACCCATATCATTCCCACTAGTTCCAGTTATCTGTGTTGGAGCACCAACACCTCCAATTACTGTTCCATTTCGATCAAACTTTACTGTTACTGATTGTTCACCACTTGGGGCATTACCTTTTTTAAAGGTAAAACTTGCATTACCAGCGACTGAAGTAAATGTAGCATCACCATCTGACACTATCCTCATTCTTGTAGCATTATTTGTCTCATCAACAAATTCAATATTTCCATTTGCGTTTTGTAAAGAATAATCAGAGGCACTATTTGTATCGGTTAAAAATAATTTTGGTTGTGTACTTGTAATCGTTACATCACCAGCAATATCTAGCTTTGATGTAGGTGATGAAGTACCTATACCGATTCGATTATTGCCAGCATCTACAAAAAATAAATTAGCGTCAGTATCGCCTTCAATTCTAAAATCTACATCTACACCACCATCATTAAATACTGTTCCTGTGCTTGCAAGTTCTAATCTTTCAACACCACCAGTGGCAACATTAAAAGTATCAGCAGCAGAACTAAAAATACCAGTATTTAAATCACCTCTAAAAGGCAATGCAGGGGTACTCGCAGAGCCATCTTCCAGTGTAAACGTACCATCAAGTTGAAAAAGTTCTATAAATCCATTATTTGCTGCATTTCTTATTTTCATTGTATTATCCGTCGTATCTGCAACGAGCATAAATGGTGCTGTTGCAGGCAAAGTCGAGGGATCACCTGAATTGTTGCCGATTATTGCCCCTAAAGCATTATTGATGTCTGCCCTCACATTTGCTCCAGTGGAGTTATCTATAACATAATCGTGTTGTGCCATTTCCTAGTCCAAAATTTTCTCTAAGTATATCCTAAACTACTGTTAACTACCACGTCCGAAACCTGTAGCAGCATATTTGAAATTCCTGTTAACAAAAGTTTCATTTCCAGAAGTGTCTCTATTTTTAACATTTATCGTAAATCCTGTTGAAGTAATACTTGGAAATGTGAAAAAATCACCAGCCTGTGCATTTTCAATAGTTATACCAATAGAAGGTAAAACCGAGTTAGCTGCAATGCTAGTACCAGATTGTCCTGTAAAGAAACTATTTGTAAAAGTAACAGATTTGGTGGATGTTCCAGAAGCAATTAAACCATTTGTTGCATCTGCATTACCCAGACTTGTTTCTGTTCTACTATCTAGCTCTGCAAAATATCCAAGCTGATCAATTTCAATAGACTGCGCTGGGTCAGTAGATAAAAGATCACATTTAAATTTAAATCCTCTGCCAATATATGTACCATTTACAAACTTTTGATATGGTTCAAATTCTGCTGAATATGTACAGTTCCCGCTTGTATTTAAAGAAGTTGTAGAAGTTAAAGTATAGGTGTTTGCATTTGGTACAGATTGAATAATGTAGTCACCATCAACACCAGTACCAGATGTGAAATCAAGAGTTACAAGACTACCGACACCATAACCATGTGATGTTTTTGTGATTGTAATTGTGCTGCCTGCACCGCCAGAACCATCATTAATTGTATATGTGGCTGATACTGACAAATCAGGATCAGAATCAGTTGTAGCGACAGATAAGGTAGCGTTGACATTAGATGCAGTGGCTCCATCAAAATCTGTCCAAGTATCCACATTAGCAGTTCTGCTATCAAATAAATCGTTAGGATAAAAACCTTGAGTTACAAAATGTCTCCTCAATCTAAGAGGTTGTTTGCCTCCAAGATCAAGGGTATTTGCAAAGAAATATTGTCCACCTGTAAGAAAATCTACATTACCAAGAAAATCAAAATCTGCTATTGCATCAAAATCTGTTACATCATCTAGTAAAACTGTTGACCCTAATACTAAACCATTAACTTCATCAGAAAAAAAACAATCATCCTTTACACCTTGAAAGGGTGGATTATCTAAATCTTCCCTATCCTCTAAAATTGTAAGCTTTGGAAAAACATCAGGTTTTGTATTTATATTTTTTATTGATGCTGCATTTGCACTTAGTCGTCCTCCATCATCCCTAAATGCAAGAAGATAAGTTCCATTTACAATATTGGGAACTATTGCTTCACTTACATTACCTGACAACTCAGGAACTACATCAACCGCATTTGTAAAAGTTGCTCCTGATGTAAGGTTTGAACTACGAATAACCACGTTACCCCCATGCACCACATCAACATCTGTTGATTTATCAAAACGTATTCTTACAAACTGATCTGATAAAGGTTCAATCTGTACATTTTGAACATCTGCTGGCAAAGCTGTTTTTCCAACAGTATCAATTGTTAATGTTGTAGGATCTGCGCTTGGTTTGTTTATAGCATTGTAACTAAAAACTCTTATTTCATAAGTACCTTTCTGGCTATTTTCAATATCAAACGTATTACTTAAAACATTTTGGGTAATAAAATTACCATTATTAAATCTATATTGAATTTGGTATCTACTTACACCCGCTTGTGGTTGCCAATTTAAAAATAATTTACTTACAGCTTTATTATTAATTTCAATTATCTTTTCTGTGGCAGATAAGCCGCTCGGTGGTGATTTTAATTCATTTAAGATAGTGGTTGATCTAGCTGGTAATTGTTCGCCATCCTCGACAAAAGCATATTTTCCCTCTAAATGAGATAGTGCAGTAACTTCAAATGTTAAATCTTTGTTTTCTTTAACTGTAATCACTCTCCACAAAGTTGTCTCAAGAGTATCATTTTCAATAACAAATATAGAGTTGTTATTTGGTGCAGAACTGAAGGCAGAACTTACATTTATAGTGGTTCCAGAAATTGAACTTATTGTTCTTGTTTGTAATGTGCCGTCTGACAAAATAACACTTAAAGTTGCATTGGCTGTATTTGTTAAATCTGTGTTTGTAGAATCATCCACCACTATTGCTGTTGTTGTTGCAGATTTTATTTTTCCTCCTCTTCTTACACCAGCTTTTACTGGATCACTAATTGAAATAATTTGACCACATCTTACAAGTGTCCCTGCCTCTGCTGTAATTGTAAATGAACAAGTTTCACCTGAATTTTGTTCATTGAATAAAAACCATTTACCCATACGTTGCGCCATTCCTCTGCTAGTACAACCAAAACTTCTAATAGTTTTAAGAACTGTGCCATATTTTGCTATTGCTGTTGCATCTTCTACAGTTTCAAAGTCAATTTCCCTTGTTTCTAGATCAAAATAACTAACATTTACAACAGTATGTCTAGTTTTTAAAGAAGATCCAGTGTAAGAAAAACCAGCTTCGGTTACATTTGCAAGAGTAAATAAATAAACAGGATCAGATGGACGATCACCAGATATTGATATAGAGCCAGCAGCAAAAAATGGCATAACTCTCATTACCGAACAAATATCATTTATTAAATTAAAAGCCTCTGCTTGTTGTGTAATGTTTACATTAATAGAAAATCTAGCCTCCTGACCTCCCTCGCCATTATCAACTAGTTCATTGTTGTAAACTGATTGATTAAAAAAAGTAAATTGATCTAATGAACTTTCACTAATAGATAAACCATATCTTGTATTAGTTAAAATATCATATAAAACCCAAGCTGGGTCAGAGTGCCATTCTTTATTAGCTTTAAATGATCCATTAAATGTTCCACTGTAGGTAATACGTCCAGTTGCTATATCAACAGTTGCATTGTGTGGGATTTTAGTTTTGATACCTCTTAATCTAAAAGACCTAGTTGGTATTCTTGGAAATGCTTCAGCACTAAATCTTAGTGCTAAATGTGCTGTATTTGGATAAGCATTTTGTTCAAAAATTATTTCTGTCATGCTAGACCAACTAAAGGCTGTAAATTCTGGGCTAGTTGTGTCTGCGGTTGTTCTTGAAACTCTTACATTGATAGGAAAATTAGTATTAGATGGAAGATTTATTAAATAATCTCTAAAATAAGCATTTGTAGATCGTCCTTTTACTGTATCTTCAATTGGTGTTGTGGTTGTTCCATTGTTTTGAATAATTTCAATTTTTAGACCAGCACTTGCCCCAGTAATATCTCCATTATCTTCAATTTTTTGCATATTATTAAAAGAAACTGTTACTCGTACAGCATTGATAGAAGTATTAGAAATTGCTCTTGTTATTGGGTTGCCAAAAGTTACTGCAACACCTACACTGGTTTCTGTTTCAACATTTGAAATTCCATCAATAAAAGTTTGATTTGAAGTTCCAAATCTAGGAGTGAAGCCAACGTCTTTAAAATTAAATTGATTTTCATCTGGTGATGTATTACTTGCAGAGGTTTGTAATAACTGTGTTCCATTGAGAAATATATCTTTTTTAAAAGCGTTATTATATGCAGTTGTTCCCTTTGTAAGACCAGCCTTTGAAGCTGTTGCCGAACCTTCAATTTCTCCTTCCCCTACTACTTCAACAAGAGTGTTAAATTGTTTAGAGGATAATGCATCTTTTGGTAAGTCTGGATTGTTTAGACCAAGTATTACCTCTGAGAGGTTTCCGAAATTTAACATCAAGCATCACCTCTAACTTGTACTGTATCAATACCATTAGAAACTGTTACTGAACCGACTATAGTTTCTCCATATATTAAATTTATCGGAACTCCACTTCGACTGACATTTGTGATTCCATTAAATGAATAGTTATTAGCTAATGAGGACGGGTCTGTTATATCCATACCAGACGGACCTACCCTTGATGGTTGAGGTGTCAACATAGATGTCACTCCATCAATAATTAATGAAGTACCAACAGCAGTTACTAAACTACCAATTATTCCTCCTCCAACAATACCACCAATAACAGATGATACAGCACCGCCAAAAACAGGGGCAATAAAAGGGGCTAAAAAACCAGATCCAGTTGCAACAGGGATTATTTTTATTTCTTTTTCACCAGACATGGATAATTTATCTTCAGTTATTAATTTATCTCCTGACCAAACTTTGTAATTATTACATAAAATATCTTTTTGTACGTGAGGAAAATTATTATAAAAAAAACTAAATGCTTGCCCAACATTATGAAGATCAGCTTCAAAAGTAGACTGACCTAATAGTTGCCTTAACTTGCCATAAACTTTAATTTTTCTCAACATGACGATACCTTTTATAAATTAATTTTTGCATTTGAGAATCAAGTAAATCTCTTGAACTAAGTCTACCTACCTGATGATGTAAAACCATCTGTTCACCAACATAAACACCAACATGACAGCCTGTATTTTTACCCATACTAAACAAAAGTAAATCATCTTTTTTAATATCGTCACTAACTTCTACAAAATTGCAAGATGGTATTTCATTCTTAAATTTATCATTAGTCAACATTTCATAAGGACTTTTTGGCCTAATCATATCCTTTACTATTAACCCTTTTTCTTTAAAATAATCAACAACGATAGTCCAACAGTCAGCAGCACCCCATATCCATGTTTTGCCAATTATTGAAGATGGTTTATAGCCAGAGGGTTTAAAAGTGTGCCAATCATCAATTTCTGGGCTATAAATATGCCAAGGTAAACCCAAGTATTCACAGGCTGACTTATCCGCCTCAGAGGGAAATATTGGCCCTTTAGGGTGTGAGTGTATAAGACCGATAAGTTCGCCACTATCTTCAGCATCAGCCCAGTCATCAGGATCAATAATAAAATAAGATATTTGATCATTTGCTAAATTTTTACAAGGAAAATAAGTCTCTTTACCTTTAACAATTGCCAAAAGACCACAGCTTTCTTTTGGTAAACATTCTATTGCATGTTTTTTTGCTTTTTCTTTCCAAGTCATGCGTCTATAAAAGTACCAACACCACTAAAATCTTTCCTTGTTATTTGTCTTTTTGGGATTCTTACGTTTGCTTGGTCAATTTCGCTTACTAATTCATATTGAACTATCTGTCTGTTTTCAACAATTTTTCTATCTAAAAAAAATATTTCATCTGGAAATTTATTTGAACTAGGTGTTCCAAAAGGGTTAGAACCAGATGCAAAATTTGCCGCATCTATATTATCCGCTGTGGTTCTTATTCTTGTAAGCTTTGCGCCATTAAGATCATTTGCTGCTGTTGTTGCGTTAACAGAGGCAATCAAAGTTGTTATTGTTGACAAAACGTTGCTTATTGTTAATTGTGGTCTTGGGATCTGTCCTTTACCAGTAAATTCAAAACCTTCAGCTTCTATTGGGAACTTTTGATATGTATTGCCTTCCCAAATTATTTCTCCATTGTTATTTTGATTAGATCCACTATGAAAACGAAATAAAGTATCTTGCCCATGAATTGAGGTAAATAATTGTAATTCAAACAATTCAATAATTGCTGATGGATTTATTTTTTGAAGTTCTGAGGTAGGTATTGCCATTATGGTTCTGCCACCTCCTCAAATGTTAAGTTCATATTTACTCTATTTAGATATGGAATTGTTTTTGATCTATTAGTACATTTGAATTTTCTAGCTGATGATTCTCCTGTCATTGTGTAATCAAAAGAAGCTTGGTCGTCAAATCTTGCATTTAAGAAAGTATCTATTGTATCTGCCTCTGTTTCTGATATTGCAAAACTTAAATTTATTATATGTAGTCTTTTATTAGTGGGTAAACCAAAAACAGTTCTAAACTCATAACCATCACCGAGTTTTGTTGTTATGCTTTTTTGCTCTACTGTTTGTGTCGTTCCGTAAACTGGGGTAATTGAGGGAAAAGTTGCCATTATGCTAATAAACCTCCTGCACGTTTTTCTTTAATAAGTTGTTGTTGAATAACCTGACCTAAAACCTCTCCTAATTGCTGAGCATCAGTAGAAGATCCTTGGACAGAACTGCCACTGGCATCTACATTAACAGTAATCATATTTGTTGTTCCCCTTAAAGCATCATTGGGTATAACAGTTCCAGAACTTCTTGGCACAAAAATCTCTGGACCTCTCTCACCAATTAAAGCTGGTTTTCCTACTGGTGGCCTTCCACCAGTTGCAAACCTTGATCCAATTCCAAGATTAACAGAGCCAAAAGCTACACCAGAGGATCCACCCCCAGAAAATAATCCACCGCCACTTTTTTTACCTCCGCCAAATAATCCACCGAGAAATCCACCAATTTTATCACCAATTCCAGCAGTTGCTCTTTGTAAAGCCACTTCAACAAGTTTTCTTTTTAAATCATTTAAAACGCTTATTGCCGCATCTGCAAGAGACTTGGTACCCATCACAGCATCAGTAAGATTAGAAACTATGCCTTGCTCTATTCCTTGACCTATTTCCATAAATTTTTCATTTAATAAATCTGCTTCACTTTTAATATTTAAAAGAGCATCAGCAAATTTATCTGAACCAAGCCTTAAGTTATCAACAAAAAAACTAGTCTGCCCTAAACTTTGGTTAAACAAATCTGTAGTTGAAAGATTATTTTTCAAAGAGGATTTTATATTTAAAAAATTGTTAGCTAAGCCTGAAGAGGTTTCTTCAACTCCAAAAATATTCTTATCAATAGATTTAACAAACTGATCAGTTTTGCCAAGGTTTGCATTTAAAAGGTCTGTCGGAGTGATTATTTCCTTAAAAGCAAGCGTTGTTTCTTTAGCTTCATTATTGGACTCTTCTAAATTAAATTTAATTTCTTTTGTTTTTTTATTTTTATCTTCTAAGTTTTTTATTTCTTTTTTGTCTAATGCTTCCTTAATCTTTCTTGCTTTTATTTCTTCAAATAATTCTTTTTCACGTTTTTTATTTTCACCAAATGGGTTAAAACCTGCAAATCTATCACCTGTTTCTTGTTTTAATTGCTCTCTAGCTTCTTTTTTTGATTCGAAAGTTATGTTTGCCAAGTTCCTTCTGCCGACCTTATTTGCTATACCAATTTTTTCTACTAACTTTGTGATTTGTTTAACAGCACCAATAGCAATATTTAAAACAGTTTTTATTTCATCTCCTAGTTCATCACCTACTGTTCTTGCAAGAGTCTCTACAGTATCCACTAAAGTACTTAATCTTCCATTAAGTGTATCTGCCTGTGCGGTTGCTCCGCCAAAAAATGCACCCCCTTCGCTTGTTAAATTTATCATTGCTTGATTAACCAAATTTGCTCCGATCTCACCTTTTCTCATAGCATCAGCAAAAGCATCACCTTGTAATCCTGTAATACGTTTAAGCTCAGTTGTAATATCAACACCTCTTTCTAATAATTGTAAATTCTCTTCTTGTTGAAGTTTTCCTTTTGCTCTGATTTGTCCAAATGCAGTTGCTATGCCTTGTAAATCCGCACCAGTAGCACCAGCTATTTCTGACAATCTTTTTGTTGAATCAACTAATTCTTCTGTTTCAAAACCAAAAGCTTTAAGTCTTTTTGTTTGTTCTATTAATTCACTACTTGTAAATGGTGTGACTGCACCAAAGTCTTGTAGCTCTTTTATAATTTTATTTGTTTTTTCAACTGAACCTGTTAAAACTTCTAAACTTTTTCTTTGTGTTTCCAATTCTGCTGTTTTAACAAAAATAAATCTTGCTGTTGCTGCTACAGCTAATGCTTTTAATAATGGGCCTAAAGCACCCGTTAATGTTTTAACACCAGATGAAGCCTGTTTTGCAGAGGAACCAGTCTCTCTTATTGATCTATTTGATTTATCTAATCGACCTTTTAGTTTATTTGTATTCTGACTAAGTTGTTTTGTTTGGTCATTAACTCTTTTTAAAGGATTGATGGCATTCTGAGCGTCAACTATTAATCTAACTGTTGATTGTGCCACAGAAAAAAATAACCTTTATTATATATTACCTTGATTTGGCTTTTTGTCGTTGCATTTCTTTTTGCTCTCTTTCATTCTTGTAATCATAATAAGCAACCCAATATATTAACTCTTCTTGTGAAATAGAGTTTCTTAATTCAAATA